TTGCAAGAAACAGAATCGCATCCGAAATATCTTCCGGCTTGATAAGCTTTCCCATTGGTATCAGCGGAATGACAGCCTGCTCAAGCTCCTCATCGATCCAGCCTGTCTGAGTCGGACCAGGCGCAACACTGTTTACAGTGATTCCGTACTTTGCCACTTCGAGAGCAATGCTGCGAGTTAGTGCTTCAAGCGTCGCCTTGCTTGCGCCATAGGTGATCTGCCCTGCAAAGACCTGTGCGGCGTCCGTGGAGAGATTAATGACTCTCCCGTAATCGCCTCTGTGATTGACCAGTTCCCTGATCATCAGAATACTTCCCCGCACATTTACCGCGAAGGCATTATCGATTACTTCATGGGTAATCGTCTCTATGGTATCCAGTCCGTTCTCGTCATCCGTTGCCGCATTATTGACCAGAATATCTACTCTTCCAAACCTTTTTATGGCTGTCGAATAGATTTCCTTCACGGCATTTTCATCGGAAATGTCGCTTTCAAGGATCACATATTCTGCATTCATTTCCCTGAGCTTGTTCTCCAGGAACTCCGCTCCCCCGGCATTTGCGGCATAATATCTGTCCACTCCGTTTTTTCCGGTCTTATTCTTATCATACGGTCGGTCAATTCGCTTATAGACAAGGACCAGTTTAGTTCCTTCGCGCGCAAACGCTAATGCGGTCGTTGCGCCGATCCCCTGCGGGTTATTCACACCAGTGATTAAGGCCACTTTTCCTTTTAATCCATAATCAATCATTTGTATCACCCTTGGTAAACATGTTATTGAAATGGATTATATACTGAAAAAAGCCATGAATCAAGTCAAAAAGCGTCCATCTGCGCCTGAGTCCCGATCAGAGCGTAATCCTCGTCATCATTATCACGTTCGATGATCATATCATTAACGACTCCCACCGTCAGAAGGTCCAGATCCCGGATGGATATTCCGAGCTGGACACATCTGAGCAGGAAGAGCGGAGTTGTCATTCTCCGCTCTGTTGCAAGTCGTTTTTTTTTGACACGGACTGCGTCTGTACGTTCAGGCCCCACAGTTCGATGATCTCAGGAAGCACCTGATAGATTGAAAATACACTGAACTCATCCAGCCACTCCTCCGCCGTCTCCGGGAGGTTTGCGTCTGCGTGTTTCGCCATCAGATAGGCAATGTTCTCAAAGGTCTCCAGAGAGAACACGTCGAGGCCGCTGTTCTCCTCACTGTTCTCGTTCAGCGCCTTCTCCAGCGCCATGAGATCCTTGAAAATGTCCCGGCCGTATTTGACACGATAGAGTCTGGGGATAGCGGCAGATGCTTTAAACGGTACCTGCTTCCCATCGATTTCAATCACTCTGGTCATGCTCATGCTCTTCACCCTCCTCAGCCGTTCGCGGGCTCCTCGGTTGCTGCCGCAGAAGCCGGGAGATACACCGCGCTGTACCAGTTCTGATAAACGGAGTCCGTCGTATCGTCACCGGTCTTCGCTTTCACGATCCCGTTGGCCATAGGCGTTGCCTTGATGGTAAGGGTCTCGGTCTGGACTTCGACCTCTTCCTCGTTCGTCTTGGACGCCACACCGGGGCGACTGGCCGCGCACTTATACAGCACATGGCGGATCTTACGAATGTCACCGTCAAACTCGAAGAGCAGAGCGAAGTTCACCGTCTCCGTGTTCGCGTTTTCGATCAGTACGTTGTTGGCGTCAAGCTGCTCACAGAGCACATCCGTGCGGAAGGACTCCGGGACCATGGCAAGCTCCAGATCGCCTTCGTAACCCATATTGTTGCCGACGGTGTAATAGGCGTAGCCGTCCGCGTAGAAATTGCTGGGCTCGCCGTTTGCGTCCAGCGACAGGGATACGGCACCGGGCATCGGCACGGGCGTCCCGAAGGAAAACGTCCCGTCGTCAGCGATGGTCAGGATCGCGTAGTGGACGTTGCAGATATTGAATTTGACCTTATTCTTTTTCTTCGGCATCGTTGATACCCTCCAATTCAAATTGATAGAGGACTTCGTAGAGCCGCTCAGACTCTATCCAGACCTCTGATTTGTTATAAAAAATGCCGTGCCTGTCCAGCACGGTTTCCACGCTGTTTTCAAGAGCCGGGTCTTTCCGGTCTGTATACAGCTCAACGTTGATACGGTCTATTTTGAAGTAGTCTCTGCCATCAGCAGAAAAGTTATCGCTTCCGGTGGTCAAGAAGCAGATAAAAGGCGGATCAGGTGATTCACCCTCGGCGAAATGATGATAAGCGAAGGGCAGCCCGATCTCTTCCATCATTGACATCAGTTTATCGGTCATAATCTCCCCAACTCCTGCTCAATTTTCTGCTCCAGAGACTGAAGGGCAGCCTCCTCAGCCGGAGCGATATGCGGAATAGCGGCAACTCTGCCCCCTCCCCTCTTTGCATGACCATTCTCCAGCAGGTGGGCCAATGCATATCGGTTCTTTGAATGGACAGTGACTTCAAGAGAATTTGACGTCTCACGGGTTTTTCTTACAGCCCAGCTCTTTGCGTAGGCTCCGGTCTTTCGCGGTGCCGTCTGCTCGATCTGCTGTTTGGCGACCTTGCCCGCCGCCTGGATTTCTTTTTTCAGAACCGTCGTAGTAAGCTCCGCATATTCTTCCAGACCCGCCATGACTTCCTTCGCCAGTTGATCAACCGGAATTGTTTTGCTCACGAGGCTCACCTCTCCGTCAGGATGGTATAGAGCTTGCGGCTGTTTTTCTTAAAACCCATGTCGTCAATGCCGATAATGTTATAGATTCGGTCAGAAATAATAACGCGGAACTGCTTTGAATTGACCTCCGCTGTCTCGGAGCACCAGCGCACGGTGATGTCCAGACGGTCAGCTTCCTGAGTATATCCGGCTTCCTGGGTTTCATCCGCGCTTCTGCCGCTTGTAGAGCAGGTCGCCCAGCAGGAGAAATAATCCCGCCAGGCGGGAATATGGTTTCCATACCTGTCTATCTGGGTCTCGTTCCTTTGAATAGTAATCCGTGTGCGCAGCGCTCCTATCTCCATTACACAACGCCCTCCCTCAAGCTAAAGAGCAGCGACCGCAGGGTAAGCGTCAGATCGTGGTGGTCGGCGTCTTCCCGGTGCTCAAAGAGATAGCCCAGAGCATAAAGAATTGCCACGCGCAGAGTCTCGCGGACTTCGGTCAGCCTCGCTCTACAGTAGTTTTTTGAGCAGCACTTATCCGAGTCGATATCCGCCCACTGTGCATCGGTGAGCCTTGCCACATCCCTGCATAGATTCCCGGCTGCGGCGAGAAGGCTGCCAACGACCGCATCCTCATCAGAGCTATCTACACGGAGATAGGATTTTGCTTCATCCAAAGAAATAAAAGTCATGGCAGCCTCCCTCCCGTTCAGTCAGCAGAAAGTGCGACGACAGTAATGGTCAGCGTCTGCTCCCCATAGCCGTCCGCCTGCAGCGTGATGGTCTTCGGAGTACTCACGACCTCATCGGCGCGGATATACAGCACGAACTCGCCCGCCTGATCCAGGCCAACAGATACGGCTTCGGAAGCATCCGCTTCAGTAAGCTGCGAACCGTTGTACTTTGCAAGAGCTACCGAGGTCAGGCCCGTACCGATGCCAAGGCCGATCCACTTATGAGTACCCTGACCGGGCGCGGAACTTTCGGACGCTTCCAGCGCATCCACATCCGCAGTCACAGTGATCACGCCATCTGCAAGAGCTACAGAAGCTTTGGCGTTGTTGGCTGCCGCCACAGAATCAGTCAGCGCCGGAGCAAGGCGGGCAGAGATGTCCCAGGCATCGGGAGTCATGATTCCCGCGTTCTTCAGCTTCACCAGCAGCGCGTTGAAATCATTTTTCAGCCCGGCGACTGCGGTTGCGGTACTCGCCGCCTGATTTGCCACAACGCCGGCTGCACTGCCAGAGCCCGCAGGCATATTTCTCACTTCGGCGCCGTCTTCAAATTCGAGCACGCCACCAATTACGGTGCGATTGCCGCCGTCGGTGTTATAGTTTTTGGATACATGATCGTTCATTTGCTTTCCCTCCAGATAATTGTTGGAGAAGGACTGCCCGGTTAAGAGCAGTCCTTCTGACTGGTTTTACGATCAGCCGTTGGCGCCCATGCCGAGAACCTTCATAGCCTCGGGCAGGATGAGCTTGCCGTCGACGCGCTGGGTGCCGACGAACCCCACCTGGTCGGTCATGGCGTACAGCTCATTCAGGCGGCGCATGGTACGGTTCGTGCGATCTGCCACCCAATAATACGAGAAGTCACCGAACAGCAGTACCTTCTTTCCAGCGTCATTGGCAGCCACGCCTTCGATGGCGGGCATATAGGTGCTGGTGTAGATTTCGTGCCCCAGGATGGTGTCGGGCTTGCCAATCTCCAGACCCGGCTTCCACAGGTAGCGGCCGTTGCCATCTTTCAGGAGCATCAGCTGGAGCAGGGCGGTTTCATTGCAAAGGAATTTCGCTTTCTGGCGGTAGGGGGCTCTCAGAGCGTAGAAGAGCTTGTACACATCATCGAAGGAGATGGTGGAAGCGTTCTCGGTCAGCACGGAGGGAGAAGCCAGGGTGGTCAGGATACCGGTGGGCTCGGAGGGAGTCACAGTAGGATCGGCGGACACGCCCTTACCGTTGATAAACGCATCCTCCTCCGCGTTGCCGAAACGAACACCGAAGCGGCTGGCGATGTGACCGGCGATGTCGAAGGCGCTGTCGTGCAGAAGCTCGTTGCTCACGCGGATGGCGCAGGCCAGCTTGTACGCGGACAGAGTGGTGACGCCGAAAGTCAGGTCACTCTCACCGATGGCGTTGCCCTCTTCCACCCAGCTCGCCTTACCATTATCAGCCGCGATGGGGATGGTGCGGGTGCCGCTGTTGGTGCGAATCACATGCGCCAGAGTACGGAAGATGTTGTTCTCCTCCAGGGCCTGGATCAGCTGACGGTGGAACTCGTCAGGCACGGTATAGCCGCCCTCGGTAGCCTCGCCCACGGACAGGGCGTTGCGGACATCAAAGGACACATCACCGCGCATGCTGTCCCAGAACGCCTTGCTGTACTCAGCGGTGGCGGTGGGATTGGCGGGAGCCTTCTTCTGGGTGGGAGCCATCTGCACAGGTGCGGAGGTCGGCGCAGCCAGAACAGCATCCATTGTCATCTGGTCCTCCAGGCGCTTGATCTCATCACCAAGCTTCTGGACATCGGCAGTCATCTTGTCGTACTGCTCCAGAGCGGAGGCGGGCACAAGGCCGTTCTCGTCGCGGTGCTCCTCCAGGAAATTCTTAGTCTGCTCCCACAGGGTGTTGCGCTTGTTTCTCAGTTCAAGGATTTTATTCATAGAAATACCTCTTTCCCCGGAGATATAGCGATCCGGGCGCTGTTTTTATTTTGAATTGGATATGAAAAAAGCAGCCGGGTATCATCTGAGATAGTCCAGTTGCTTCTTCAACAGTTCAAACGGCATCGCGCCGTCTTTGGTTTTACCATCCATGCCGATCACAGGCTTCTCGGGCTCCATGTCGGTGGGATTGGGTTTAGAATCAGGGGCCTCGGCTTCATCGGTCACGGCCGTATTGGGCTGCGCCGCATCAGTCTCCTCCGGCTGGCCAGTATCCTCCGCGGCTTCACCCTCCGAGGGTGTGTGTCCCACATGGGTCATGTCTGTCTGGGGTGCGATACCGTCTTCCGCAGACACGGTTGCCGTATCGTTCACCCCTGTCTCGGTCGGTTCCACAGCCGCCTTGTCACCTTCGGCTTCGAAAGATTCTTCATCTGCGACGGCAGGGATCACGGCGGCAGATACGAGCCGGTTAAGGACCCTCTGTCCCATGACCCTTGTGGAGTACGGTTGCCAGACCGCATCGATTTCTTTGCCATTGTCTTCGTCTCCTTCGGTTTCTTTGGTTTCGGACTTGCCGCCCGAAAAGAGAATCTCATCGGCAAAGCCCAGCTCGACCGCTTTCTTCGCGTTCATCCAAGTCTCATTCTCCATGAGCTGACTGATCTTGTTGCGGGAAAGTCCGGTCTTCCTCTGGTAAGCGTTGATGATGGACGCTTTGACCTCGTTGAGCGTGGCGATTGCCTTTTCCATATCCTTCGAGTTCCCCATCGCAATGGTCATGGGATCGTGGATCATGAGCATGGCCACCGGGCTCATCAGCACGTGGTCTCCAGCCATGGCTACCACAGAAGCCGCGGAAGCCGCAATCGAATCGATCTTCACCGTGATCTTGCCCT